CGCGGCAATTATTGGATCATAGCAGCCAAAAAATGACGGGCCGCTACGTGGTTGGTGTTAAAAAAGTACAGCCGTTAAACTAAAAATATTGAACAGGAGGCGAGTTATTGAACATTTACAAAAAAGTTTGAAATAAATTTTATGAAAAGTTATTGATTTTAAAAGGTATTTTGGAGCGGGAAACGAGGCTCGAACTCGCGACCTCAACCTTGGCAAGGTTAAGTACACCATCATCATAAATACCTTCAAATTCAATAACTTAATTCACATTATCAGCGTCTAATAAAAAGATCGATTATTAAACAATTGGCCTTTTAAGCCATTGATTTAGGTTTTTATATTAGACAAGGTTTTAATGAATTTTGCAAATAAAAGAAGGGGTTTTTAAATGACTGAAGCTTACCCGTTGGCATGATAGTCGTGAGGTCAATAGTGCTATTGGTGTAAATCCAACAGAAGTGCCCCACCCTATTTAGAGCCGCTTTCGCTAAGCAAAAATGTTTAGCGAAGGTTGGTTTGATTCCAACTCGCTAGCCGAGTTCAGGTGAGACGGGAGTACGGTTTAATTCCGTATGATATGTGTTTATATCAATAAATATAAACTAACTCTGTTGAGACAAAGGCTCTGGCGATCCGCCAGTTAAACAACAATCGGAATATTGTTGAGGGATATTAACATGAGAGAAGTGACTGAGAGGCTTAAGGTTAATACTAGATAATGGGAGAGTTCTAGTTCCCAACGTGGGTTCGAATCCCACCTTCTTTCTTTTATTAGTTAAGCGGTTTATTCTTATTGCGAAAATTGTGATTTTGAATATATTAAAATTTTAACAACTGATGATTTAGATCCCGTTGAGAAAGGTGAATAATGAAAAAACAAGCTAAAAAACTAGAAAATAAACTTAATACTAAATTCTTTAAAGATCCTAGGGCTGATAGATACAGCGTTACGCTTAATGAGGATGAGGGTAAAGTCACTGTACATCGAATAACTTATGGCGCTACTCCGCTAGGAAGTATACTGATTTGAGTGCGGATGAGTTGACATCTGTACTTAAATTGGATTAGAAGAAACAAAAAGAGGTGATTAAATGATTAATAAATGTATAGTTTGCGGTAATGCTATATTAGCAGCAGATCCACGTAAATATTGCTCAGAATGCGAAGAGTATTCAAAAGCAAAATTAGAACGCGAAAAAATTAAAAAACGTCAAGACTATTTTGGATCATGTTATTAAATGCGTCCCTGATTAACTCGATTGGCAAGTACGCCTCCCTGCTCTTGCTGATTGAGATAATAAAGATTGTGCGATTGGGCAAAAGTCTCAAACGCATCAGCGCCATCCGATGCCCAATCATGTAAAGGCTCATCTAAAAATATTTTTAGTTTATCATTATAAACTTGCCGATAACTGCGTAAACATTCAAGCCCATATCGACAATTGGTCTCGTGAAAAATTACTTGAGGCAAAATCCCGCGCGCTGCATTAATTGCATCTATTTTTTTCTTAACACGTGGTACGCGCTCAAAGCGAATTCCTAATTTTTCTATTTGATCCATTATCGTTTGATTAGTTAGCCAGTCTCGTTTTGTAATATCATGGGGTCCGTAATGTTTGCTATAAACAATTCTATTCTTATCCCGAAAATCATGCAGCCAATTAATGTAGTGCTGGGCAGCTTGATTATTGTTTTGATAATACGCAATGGCGTTAAATTCATTTTGATAGATCTGAATTAGCCAGATTGCGGTATTATCTCCAGTGCCAATATCCCAGAATGTACAAACCGGTACCATCGGATCGATTGGAAAATTAATAATGCGTCCATCTTGTTGGGCTTTATCCATTTCTTTACCGAAGTAAGCACCCACGAGCGCGGATGAAAAAGAACAAAAATATTCTTGATCTATTAATTCTTGTGCCATCCCGCTAGCACGTTCTTCTGCAATCATTTCTGGTGTAATGATTCTATTACCCTGATTGTCAGTAGTATCATTTACAGTTAAAAGCTGCGTAAACCAAGTCTCTGGATTAGCGTTAGCAATTTTATATAAATCGTGTCCGTGGTTATTACCGCGAGGCGTAAAGATAAAGGCAGCGCCCCCATTATTTTCTTTTAGTATTGGTCGAAAATAATCCCACGCACGCGGATCGGTTAGGCTATATTCCGAAAAGTTAATCCATACTGGATTCGTGCCCATCAGCGAATTGTAATTATCAGAGCCGCCTAATTGTAATATTGAGCCATTTTTAAATTTAACTCGTAATTCAGAATTATTAATACTGGCGATTAAATTAGAAGGAATATGATTTAAGAATGGAAATCCTTCTTTATCCATGCCTAGCCATATTACTTTCTTAGCTTGTGTAAGTGTGGGCAACATGTGAATGTATGTGCCAACACGTTGTTGACTCAGAGCAATTAGAATATTAAACCACGTCTTATCTTTACCCGCGCGCCGATGCTCCACAGTTACAAAGCGCTTAAATTTTTTATTAAAAAGCGCATCAAACTTAACCGTTTGATAGGGACGGGGTTTAAAATGATGTGGTAAAATAGTCGTTATCATTGTTTATTTTTGATATCTTTCAGGCGCGATCCGGCGGAACTACCAAAATAATACGCAAGCACATAGGTAGTTAAATTAGAGAGCAATAATAAAAATGATTCTTCCGTATTTGTAATGTTGCCGTCTTTTGAGATTGAGAAAACTGCATATAAAAAACTTCCTATGATCATGAATGCCAGTACCCGAGGCGTCCAATCATTTAAATTGGACTCGCGCTCGCGTGCGCTTTTGCGGTCATCGACTTCAATTTTATAAATATCAACTCCCAATTCTTGAATGCGTAATTCAAATTGTTGATCTAATTCTTTCAGTTTAATTAATTGATCCGGGGACGCGCCACTAATATATTTAGAGATATCATTTTCAGTTGCATCACCATTTCCTAATAATTTATCGGCAATAAATTTAGTGGCCGCACCAGCCAAAGGTCCGCCTAGAGCAGTTCCCAGCGCTGGTGCAACAGATTTAACAATAGATTTCCAATCAAAATTCATTAGCTGCCTCGGCCACGATCATCTGTCCACCCGAGAGTAGTAATAAATAATCGAGTTGTTACGGCGGCGACATCTTGACGAGTTCGGATTTGACTACCTGCATCCGCATATATATTTAATAAAGTTGCAACATCCGCTTCGGTATTTCCGGCACTCGTATTATATAAAGTAAATAAATTTATACTTGGCACTGTGTCGGGTTGATTCGTACTTGTTACCAGTAAGCTAACCGCTAACGTATCAGCGCCTAAATTCAATAACGCAATAATATTTGCTTTAGGACTAATATCTTTTGGTACGGACAACGTAACCAATACCGCCGCTGTTCCTTGATTAGCCAAATCCGCATCGCGTATAGGCGCCCCTAATATACAGTCATCATTTCTTTGTAGTACTTGGACCCAATTCGCTGATCCATCCGTAAAACGTGATCCGATTCGGCGATAAGTACTATAACCTACCGGTTTATTTGCAGCCGTTATACTAGTATCAAACCCGCAATCAATAGTACCATCAGAATCTTTACGAATTAAAAAGCAATGATAAGTGGTGGTAATTGCTTTACTACCAGAAAATAAACCACCTTGATTATTTCCAACCGCCCAGCTTGCGTCTAATCGTTTTGTTAGAGTGGCTGCTAGATTGAGCCACTGCGTATCATCACTTGAGCGCCAAACGCCGGGACTAAAATCAATGTCATTATTCAGATCTAAAGAATTATTAACCAAATCACAACCGCGGCCCGTATTAGTAGAAAGGTCAAATAAATCATCAATATTATTTTGGATGGTATCTAAGGCGGCATGCACGGTTTGAGGACCGCCTAAATCGGGATTGTTATAGCCCACAATTCTTGAGCCATCATTTAACGTCTCTTCGCTAGCAAGCTCTGAACGCAATGTAGAAGCGGGGGGGTCTTCATCTAATAAAGCGGCTACTAAGGCACCAGAACCGTTTTTAGTCCAGATAGGAATGCCATTGCCATCATTTTCTGCCAACTTCGGCAACGTAGTATCGCCAGCGGTTAATTGCTCGGTTGCTAGATAAGTTAAGCCACGATCAGTTAGGAGCGATTGAATTTG